GGAATCTCCACCCGTCGTTACCGGTGATCTCGAAGTCATTGGCCGAGGCCGTGACTTTCTGATTCTTGAAAGTAATCCGGATCGAATCGCCCGCCGCATATCCGCTGGTAGTGTCGAAAACCTCATCATAATAGACCATGCCGGCGACCTCTAAGCAGGCCGCCGCGTTGACGATGGTAGTCCAGGAGGTCCCGCCGGCTGCCTTGCGATCGATGGTAATAGTTCCCGGATCGATTTCAGCCAGGGCCGGAAGATCATCAACTGTATTGATAAGCCCCAGGGCCAGGCGCACATCAACCGTATTGGCAAGATCGATTGATACGGGGATAACCGGCTGCACGTTCAAAATATCCGATACTGCGCCGCCGCCGCCGGTGATCCATGCAATATCGCCTCGGGTCCGTATGGCGTGCAGATCGTCGTTGCCCGCTGACCAGGAGGTGCCTTTGATGTCCGTTAAATGCCCGGACAATACCGAATGGGCTGCCGGTATGGCGTCGGTGATGGTCTTGATTGCATCGATAAGCAGATCCAGGCGCCCGCCGTTGATCCAGTCGGCATGCAGGGCAACCGCCGCGTTTATCTGGAATTGGTGAGAAAGCGTGCCTTCAATCGTGCCGACCGTAGCAGACAAATAAACCGTGTAATGCTTGCCGGCCTCATATCCGGTGGCCGCGTCGAGCTGAATCCTTAGCACATAAAAGCCGGTGGTATTGGTATCATCCAGCTTGGCCAGGCTGCCGTTTTCAATAGCAGTTCCCGTATCGTCCTCATAGACGCGATAACTCGGGACCGAGTCGGCATCGGTGGCCGCGCCGGTTGCCGGTGTATGAGTGTTGACCGGGATCGTTAAATAGTCATCAATATTCCAAGATCCAAGATACATGATATTACCTCACAATTTGCCCGCCAAATATTTCGGAATGAATACCGCCGCCCGATATGACGCCAGGCCCGGCGCCGCCGGCGTCACCGCGCCCAAGTGTCCAGTTTAGATTTTGAATGTTTCCAGCCCATCCGTTTCCATTTCCTTGCTGAAATCTCAGCTCGATTCGACAGCTATCAGAAAATCCTATGTTATAAGGTTTAAATCCTGCCGGGTTTCCATCCCACTCCCACCCGCTGCCGACATCATAATAACACCAATGTTTATTGTCGGTTGCATCCCTGCGGATTCTAAACTTTCCAGAAGTTTCGCTTGTAGTGATAGAAGAATAAACCAAGTTGTTATATCTTGCCTCAAACCTAGCAGTGGTGACTTTATACCAATCAACGGCGATAATATTTCTACCATCGGAGATTCTAGTTACATACATGCCGAGCCAGTTGCCGGCCGTCGCGCCGAGTGCATTTGTTACATTGAATTCAAAATTGACATCATATCCACCATCCGGCGACGTATAATCTGCTCTTAAAATTGATAATTCTACGGGATAAGACGGTGAGCCAGAACCAGAATTATAATCAAGCCGTGTGCCTGAAGTCACCGTCATCCAACTATTATCATTGCGATTGATAGACCAATCGTCGATGAAACTATCCATCCGCCAACCTTCCTACGCTCTCCGGTACTTATTCTCTTTTTGCTGTCTGAGGCCTAAGTCCTGCAAAAACCGTTGATAATAGACCTGACTCCTGGGTGTGTTGCCCGGCGTGTCTGAATCGTCGTCATAGGCCATGTAAACCATGCCGTTGATGATCGCCGCTGCAAAGGTGTCGTCGATCGGGATGATTGCCAGCTTGAAATCGTCATTAGAATCCCACAAGACCTGTGCCGGCATCGTGGTGATACGGGTTAATAACTGATTGTTTCCCGTGGAACGTGGGTAAATCATAAACTCGACTTTGCTTTCAGGCACCCTAAACCAGTGTTCGACTGTGTCTGAGGCCGCAACCGCCTCCCACCCGGGTAAAAGCGCTCTCATAACGTCGAGCGTCGTCTCGCGGATCGCGGCGCCCGGAGTCGCGCCGGTTGCTCCCATATTCATTACAACGTCGACGATCTCGACGGCGTCAGCCGGGCATACTTGCCGGGTGGATGGTGATAGCTGCCAGGAGCGCGATTCGGTGTGCGCCCTGGGCACCAGGTTGATGATCTCCTTGACGGCCAGGTGGAATAGATCAAGGAGGTCCTGCTCGCTGTATTCGTCGTTTGATTCATCGAGAATCTTGCGCTCTGCCATGTTGATACAATGGCCTACTGTGGTGGTCGGCATCGGGGTACCTCCTTTATGTCTTTTTCATCCCGGACAAATGAAAGGTCAAGGCATCGGCCGTGCCCGCGACGACTCGAATCGTCTCGGGATTTTTAGCCGCGATTGGAATGGTTACCCTGCCGTATCCGGCCAGGGGCTCCGCATAGGCAAGCCAGTCCTCGGCGCTGGCCGCGCCCGCTGCGTCGGTGTGCGCTACGCTAAAGTTTGCCGACGTGCCTGTGATATTGGTGATAACCAGGTTGGCGACGATCTCCGCGCCACTGGGTACCGCGTAAAGCTCGTTTTCCGACGTGCCGGTCGGTGCGACGGCTGCCAGGCGCCCGTATTCGATTGTCATGGTGTCAGCTCCTTATATGATCGATTGCCAGTATGCGCAGGCCTCCAGCTCCTCGAATTGGTGATGGAGGTGGTAGGGCTGAGAATATAGGCCGTCGTGGTTATGATTTATCGCCGAATAGAGCTCATCGTGCTGGTGTTTGATCGCCGCGTACAGCCCGGCATGGTCGTGAACAACAAGGGCGTACATGCCTTCGATATTAACAATCTCGGCATACACGCCCGAATGATTATGGCCTAAGACCGAGTAAAGAGTTGCATGATCGTGGCCCGCGCTGCTGGCTGCGACAACGAGTTGATCGTTGCCGCGAAGATAGTCCACCAATTCATAATAGGTGATAAAGCGCTGGTTGGTGTCCTGGTGTCGACCTTCGCGGATCTCAATGATAGTTTTTAAGGCGATAAGGACATTACGCAAATCAACGTCCTCGATAAGGACATCAGGTATCGCCGGGATCTCTGTTCCTGAGATAGTCATTGATCTCAAACCCCTCGATAGCCGGATCTTCTTCCGGCATCATTTTATCCAGCTTTTTAGCGAGCTCGCGCCTGACATCGATCGGCCAGCGCATAACCTTGTCGCGGTTCTCATCGATGTAGCCGCGATAGGCCTCCTCGCCCATGAACTTGAATTCTTTGACCTTGGCGACCTTTTCGTCCAGGGTCCAGTCGAAATCTGTCAATGGTACCTTATCCGGTACCGCCGTTAAGGCCTCTAAGGCGTCGCCCTGGTCGTTGGAGGGCGGCGTCGGATCGGACTTTTTGCGTAAGATATTGCGCGTCATAGGCTCCGGGGTGGCTCCGACCGGACCGGCCAGGTTTTTCGGTGCCTTGTATTCGCGATAGCTTTCCTCTCCCATGGACAATAACCGCCGACGGTGCGCGTCTCCGCCGACGAAACAAACACGATCGCCATTCGCGTTTTTGGTGAACCGATAGCGCACTTGCTCAAAATCGACGAAAGTGTCGCTGTCATCTGATCTTTTGATTAGACATTCGATAAACATAGGTTTCCTCTCCTGTTGTCGGGTGTGTCGGGTTATCGGGATGCCCCTGGGAGTGTGAAAAGGAGAAAAGCTATCGGTGACCGCCCGACACAATCACTTAAAGCGAAACTCGCTCCCAGGGGCAAGGTGGATCTTTACTCGCCGTACTCTTTGCCTCTAAAAAACACCGAGGCCTTAATTCGCCCGGTAGCCGCGCCGGTACCCGGAGCGGTTGTCACATGATACACAACGTAACGCTCCTTATCGACGGCGACTTCCAGGACCGCCCGCCGGGCCGCGTCCAGATTGTCCATGCGAGCAACCCCGGCGGCCTGGCCCAGGTCGCTGTCTTTAATCAGCTCAGAATTTGCCAGAGCCGCAACGGCGCCCATTTCCATCAGCGCCAGATCGCCCACAAGGGCCGTGCCGGTGTCCAGGTCGTCCATTTCCAGCCGAGCATCGACAATGATGCAGCCGGGCGGAATTCGGGTCAATGCTACGACATCCTCATCGGCCAGGGCGGCGGCAAGATCGTACTTGCCCTCGACGACGTGGAGCTCTCCCGCGCTGTGGATTCCAGGCGTGGGGTTTTGGCTTGCTGCTTGCGCACTCAAAAGTAATGCCATGATAATTCTCCTTATAAAATTAACGTTAACGGTTATCGCCGGATCTTACGGGCCTGCTATGTGATTAAGCGGGCTGCTTAGCGGCGGTGTCGATGACGTACATCCCAAAATCCTTGCCGTTGAAAGTTACCTTTTTCACGGCGAAAATCGAGGACGTGGTGATGATTGCCTGGTTGCCGTTGTCTCGGCTTTCTTCATGCCAGGAAAAACGCAGCCCGGTACCGGCCGTACCAAAAGCCAGGACCATGGCTTGCTCACCCATAAAAAGGGCGCGAGCTGCCAGAACGTCATTGCCTGAGCCATAATCGCTAAACCGAATAACGCTCTCATGTTCGTGCAAAACGACGTTGTTATACATCCCCAGGGTGCCCTTGAAGATCGGGCTTTTGCGGCCCTCAGCGCCCGCAGCTGCTTTCTGCAGATCCAGCCATTGACCGGCTGCCGAGGCGGTGCGCACGTCAAAAACCTGCCAGGGATTCATCAAAACAACGAAATGACGCTCGCCGTTAATGAGAATGGGCTGAATTTTCGGCGTTTGGGTGTTGCCGTCGGTACCGGCTCCGCCGCCGCCCGATCCTCCGCCCATCATGGCCGCAACCGCAACGGCTTTATCGATCTCCGTTAGGGTCATTTTGTCGTCGGCGTCAAGCGTGGCCTTGGTTGTGCCGCCTGCATAAGCGATATGCTCGGCGTCCGGGGCGGTAAACGGGTTGTTTGCAAACCCGCTGTAAGTGGTGGGGTAAATGAAATCCGCGTTGATACCGCGAGCGCCTGAACCGTACATAAAAATCAGTTCATCAAAAGCACGCTGCCACCAGTCAGAAGACCGGCGCCTTGCGGTTTTTCTCAAAGAGTGAATCGTTCGCTTGCGGGTCATTCTGCCACCCGCATTGACACCGCCTCGCATCTGATCGATGTAGATACCGTCGGTGTAAAACTTCAGATCTTCCTCTTTATTTTCGAGGATATCGTCTCCCTCAACCGGCTGCATTTTGAGCTGCATGCTCAAATCAAAGGAAATGTATTCGCCGGCGTCGGTTTCCAGGTCCGTGAGCTGCTGGATCGGCATGGAGCTTTCTTCGCCCTCGCCCATGAACTTTTTGCTCCAGTACCTCTTTTTTGCAACGTCCACCGCCATAAAGGCGGAGTATTTTTTTACTGCTTTTGGATCATTAAGGCCTACGATGGTTCGTGCCATGGTTGTACCTCCTCAACTATTCAATTTTAGTTAACAGTTCATTTACAAAGTTGTTAATGCCACATTAACAACTGCCTTGCCTGGGGCGTCCTGCCCTAATCCCCAATGCCAGCTATGATTGAACTGGTCGGCTATGATTGAACCGACGGGGTACAACTATCTAACTACACAAGCGCCTAAGCGCGTTCGTCTTCTATCTTGGTCGCGTGCGACTCGGTTTCCTCGGGTACCGTTGTATTCAGTGAATCTACGCCCTTTCGTAATGGCCCCGATCCATCCTCTTTAAACATCGGATAGCAAGGGTCCGGCCGGGGGACGGGCTCTTTTTCCCTTAAAACATCAATGGCCAGCTCCAGCAACTTTAGAGCGGTCCTTCTATCGCGGTCGGTCATCGGATAAACCGGAGGGCCTGGCATAATCATTTTGCCTGGCTGAACCAGCGTATTTAATGCCTCAATATAAGCCTTGTTTTTTTCGACCTCTGAGTCATATTCAATCGGGTTTTCGTCTTTTTCGATCATTGGGCACCTTCCTTGTTTTTTGCGTCTTAACTATTTTCAGGTCCGGATCGGCGTCGATCGTCACGCGGATCTTGGAGGCCGTCTTGCGCTGAACGGAAAAAATGATCTCCATTTTGGCCAGCGAGCACGCCTCATGCCTACAAGTAATAGAAAGAACGTCGTTATCGGTTAAATCAGTGTGAAATGGCATCCGACTCCGCTCGGCCCTTGTGATAGATCTGTGGATTGCGCTTTGTACCGTCCGGACTCTCGATATGATCTACCATCCAGGGGTTTTCGCTGTCGATGGAGCTGTCTCCATACAGGATACCGTCAAACTCCAGATAAGTCGCCATTCGATCGATGATCGGCAAAATATAACTGTCATTGTTATTTTGGGCGCGGGTCATACACGCGATCTTGCTGACATCGCAAACCACATACGACCGGGTCCAGGCCTCATCGATCCAGTCGTCACGGCGCGAGGAGGTCACACTGCAGGCGTCTAAGACAACCTGGTCATGGCCTGCCAAAAACAATGAGCGCACAAACACCTTGGCCATGGCCCATACCATCGGCTCGGCTAACGGCTCGTATCTTTGGCCGTGCAGCGCTATCCGGATCTGATTGGGACACACGATCGGGTGCTTGAAACTGCGGGCAATCGTGCTTTTTCCCGAATAAGGCAGGCCAACCATTAAAATCAAATTGCTCATGTTGCCGCCTCATATCGCAACCGCTGCGCGTCTGACAGGTTGATAATGGCCTTTTCGTAGGCCTCTCCATCCAGTTTGTCGAGCCACTCGAATTCACCGACGCCGTCGTCGATTTCGGCGGTCGGCTTGCCGCCCAGGGTTTCCGGAGGCGTTTTGCCGGCCTCTTTGGCCTTGGCCGCTTTCAGGGCCTCTTTTTTCTTTTGCTCCTCGGCCTCCGCCGGCCTGGTGGGAGAAAACCGCGCTGCGACTTCCTCGCGGGCTTTGGCGAGAAGATCGGTCCCGGGCATGACGGCGCCCTCATCGGTTGCCATTATCCGGTTGACCGTCGCCGCGAAGGCTGCGTAAACGACATCATCGTCATTGATCCAGGCGTTTGCCTCGGAGCTCAAAAAGGTTTCCTGCTCGTATTCCCAACGAGTCTCAACGCTCTCGGTGGTAAATTGCTTGGCCATATCATCTTGCCATAGCTTTTGTTTGAGCTCGTCGCGGGCGTCTAAATACTCATCATAATCAATGGCGCCCTCTTGAAAGTCCTTTTTCGCTTTCTCCAG